ATGCTACTGAAGTCACGGACACTAGGGCGAAAAGCCGAAAGCTGCGTAAATGTGGTACGCAGATCTTCGCGGAATCTTTCGAGATCTACCGATCGAGAGAAAACACGAAGATGGAAGTTGTCAACGTTGAGTACAAACACCAGATCAAAGGCTTGACCGACAAACTCGCTCGACAGGAAGCACAGGCATACATCAATGGTATCCCGCCTTACACCGGCGGTGCCTACGTGTACGGCGATGCTACGGAGCGACCATCCATCACTGGATTGTGGGGCTGGTCGGTAATCACGAACAGCGAGTATGCCAATACCAACACGTTCAAAAACCTGTCCAGCGCACCCCTCACCAAAACCCATATTGACGATCTTGTCAGATATATGTGGCTTGAGGAGAAGGCAAAATTCAATCGTGGTGATTGGGTTATCGCCTGCCATCCGACTATCCACTCGTTCATTTCCGAATTCGACGCAGTTCTCCGAGACCAGCCGGTCGAAGACAAGGGAACCGGGTACTTGGTCAATCTGTTCAGATCCAAAATCGGAAAAAACTTTCCGATTATCGCAGACCAGTACATAAGAGAGGGAGTGCTTCATGTCGTGAATCCGTCGGCGTTTGAACGGGGATTCTGGGAGGGTGACGACGTGACCATAGACCAGCTTCCGCAGCAGAACAGGGTAAAAAGGTGGCTGGTGTCGTATCAGAAATACGGGCTTAGGGCGAGATCGCCGCGCCAAAACCTCGGGACCATTTACGGAATCGCTACGAGCTAAACAGCGGCAATAAGGAGGCCCGACATGGCTGGAGTGTATGGAAAAGGGCAAATGCCGTTGGTCAAATATGTGTTGAGTGCGGATAAGACACTTTCGTACTATGAGGCCATTGCCGAGTACAACACGTATATTAACAGCGGCTCGGATGCGTGGACGCTGACCTTGCCGACTCCCACCGTGGAGTTGATCGGCAGCTCCATTATAAAATGTGTCAACTCGTCATCGGCCAATTTTACCTTGGCGTGTTCGTCGGGTTTTGTAGCCGGTGGATCTTCATTCATTCTGAATCCCGGAGACAGTGCGGACGTTCGGGTCGTTCCGAATGGAGCAACGACATACGCGTGGGAGGTAAAGGGCGCAAGCCAAGCGGTGACTGGTCTCAGCGAAACGGTTGCTGATACTGTCGGCGCCATGGTGACTGGTAATACTGAGACAGGGATAACCGTCTCATACCAGGATGCCGATAATACCCTCGATTTCGTTGTTGACTCGGAATGGATTCAGGATGTCGTCGGCGCGATGTTTACGGGGAATACGGAAACCGGGATCACTGCGACTTACCAGGACGACGACGGGACGATTGACCTGGTTGTCGCGACATCGACCGCAAGCTTTGACTACGTCAAGACGGCCCTAACCGGGGGTGCATCAGGGGCCCTAGACGAGGTTGACGGTGACACCCTGGTTGACGGCGACACGGCCCTGGTGATTGTAGGCAATGCCCCAGGTATCGCCTACGTGTACGTCCTCGATGCCGACGGGGGGGCCGTGGAATCCAGTCCCGGCGTTATTGTGCCCGACACCAATCCGGGAACTAAAAACTGGGTTCTCGCCGGATTCAAAAACGTTTCCACGAATATCACTGATTGGCAAGAAGCTGTTGAGGATACCGTGGGAACATGCCTCGGAACAACTAGCTCGCATCTTGGGAACACAGTCACCTATACCGATGGTGACGGCACGGTTGCCATTGACTCTGACAGCTTCCAGTATTCTGCCACAGCCCTTACCGGGGGCGGAGCCGGGGCCCTTGACGCCATTGACGGGGCCGACATAGCCGACGGAGCACGAGCAATCGTGACCGTGGGGAATAACCCCGGCATCCTTTATGTCTACATTTGGGACGACGACAACGCCGGAACGGAAGCGAGCCCAGACATTATTGCGGCAGACGCCAACGGTGGGGATGGACGATGGATTCTTGCTAAGACCCATGTGGCGAACCTTACCGATTGGGCCGCATGGTCGGCTAGTGCGGTGTGGTCGGACGCCGCGCCTGCTAGTGTAACTGAAGTGTATCGGTATCGCAGGATCGGGGATACGGTTGAATTCAAAGCCGATCTTTCCGGAGCGGACGGAGACGGCAAAACTCTGACCAGTATCAGTCTCCCCGTAACGCCCGCAGACGTGAACATGCAGATCGCGTGTGCGAGCTATCAGCTCATCAACGCTACATGGACCCAAGCGTTTGCGTATGTTGACGCGGAAGACGGCACTGCGGGGAACAGGATCTTGAAATTCCGCAACAGCCTGGAATGCACAGATGGGGCGGCGTTCCGATACATCGTTTCCGGCAGCTACGAGGTGTAATATGGACCGCCGAGAAGCCGAATGGCTACAGCGGATAAAAGGCAAGGACGTTGTGGGCATCCTCCGAACTGCGGGGATGCCCTGCATTGGTATCCGGAACTACATTCCTCAGTTTGAGGATGGTTACAAGCCGGATGTGGAAAGGGTGTGGGAATTGCTCTCGGGTGGCGTTGACGGGCGGGCATCGGAGAGCACCACACCCCCTATTACGGTGAAGAAAAAGGGGGGCCGTCCTCCGGGGAGTAAAGATCGGCAGAAACGCAAACCCCGGTCATAGCTAATAAGGGCCGAGAGGAGTTTTTGAGATGAGCCTTAGACCGAGCCCGACAGATGCAAATGGACACACGTTGATCGACACGGGGAGTCAAATCCTTTCCGATCGTATATCCCTTACAACAGCCACCAGAGCTATCCAGTTTGGAGCGGACATTAAAGGGCTTATCCTTTACGTGGAAAGCGGCACCGTTATTCTGCGAGGGGTTGCGGCATTCGGTAAAGAATACTTCGATGCCGAGGCAGCGGTTGACGAGGGGGATGGAACCGTCACCCTAAACGCAGACGGACACGGGTTTTTAACCGGCAGTACCGTAACCATTTCAGGGACTACGAACTACGACGGGACTTACACGATTACCGCCGCCACCGATACAATCACAATCACGGCGACGTACGTTGAGGAAACACTCCCGGCCACGGCTTACATGGTAGGATACCGCGACGCCCAACTCGCGGCAGCTTCCACATGGTCTTTACCGGTTGCGGTTCACGAAAACACTACGGTGTGTACCCTGAGCGCATCGAGCACCGCCGTAGTATCAATCGTTGCATGGAGGTAGCCGGTGGGTCAAGGATTCGCGTCACCACCGGGCCTTACACCGAACCAGAAGGCGGCATTAAACGCTAATGTCCTTCTGGATGCGGCAAACTACGTCGCAGGGATTGACGACACCGGAGAGGGTGGCGGCGCTTCGGCCGGGTTTACGATCACAGCCACCACTTTTGCTTGGAACACCACGTCCCCTGTCACCCTCCAGGTTCTCGCTACCGGCGAGATAGTCTGCAAGGTGATACTTGATATCACCACGGCATTCGACGCAGCATCGTCGCTTTCAGTTGGTCATACGGGCAGCGCAACCGCCCTCATGGATACAAGTCAGAGCGATTCAAGGACGGCCGGGTGGTATGAGGTGGTTGCACACCAGGAATACGGAGGGGCCGACGCGGCCTATCTACACATAACCCCAGGCGCAAGCTCGCAAGGCGCGGGCCGCGTTTGGGTAATCTCCAAGAAGGCATAGGGGGAGCCAATGTCCCTTGCACGATTTGTTTCGGATCTTGTCGGCACGCTATCGAGCTACTTTAAGATCAATACCGTTCGGTTGAAAGATAACAGCGGTATTCTTCAGGTGAGGGACACGGGCGATGCTGCTTTCGCAAAACTGGACACTCATACGCTCGGGTTACAGGGGAGTAATGCGAGTTATCAGGTGAGTCTCACTGCTCCGGCCGGGCTCGCGGCTGATTACGACATCGCACTTCCAGCCACGGACGGGTCAGCAGGACAAGTGCTTAAAACGAACGGTGACGGCACCACTGAATGGACGGCGGCAGTCAGCAATGCCGAGCTATGTCAGGAGCTTGTGTTTGATGAAACCACAAGCTCGCCCGCTACGATATTCACTCCGCCCGCAAACGCTGTCCTAACTCGATGTCAGATCCAAGTCACAGTTGCCGCCGCCGGGGGGAGTCCGACCGTGTCCATCGGGATTTCTGGGGATGCGGACCGAGATATGGACGAGCTTGAGGCCCAGCTTTTGACTGCCGCACTCTACGAGGTTCAGCCCATGACTGACGTGGGAGGAACCCCTGATGCGGTGATATTGACTATTACACCCGACTCACAGGAATTCGACGGGGAAGCGCGGGTGTGGTACGTAATCCCGGCATAACGAGGTGACTATGGACGGCACGATTTACGAGTCAGACACCAATGGAGCATACCACGTCTGCTCAGAATGCCGGAGGGGCATTGTAGGCCCGTGTTGGTTGTGGACAGAGGCGAAGCGTCACTATTTCTGTTCATCTGAGCACGCGCAGGAATGGCAGCGCAGGGGTGGCCCCCCTCCCAAGCCTGAGCCGGTGGCGTTTATTGACGACGAGGAAATAGAGATCGATGACGACATGAGCGTGCCAAAGAAACCGAGCCGAATCAGGCGGTGGTGGAGAAGTCTCAGCGATGGCTGACCTTATTCTCAGCAGATTGCGGCGGACACTTCAAAATTGGTTCAGCGCCAAGATCGGGTTTGAAGGTGCCGAGCAAGGATCGCAGCCTACGCAGCCTGCGTCTGGCTATCGGCAGTTGTACGCCAAGAGCGATGGGTGGTATGACCAGGACGACGGCGGGACTGAAACTAAAATAGGAAGTGGGGGGAGCGGCCTTCCAGATACATTTGAGGGCACGGCCGGTGAGGCTTTATCGCAGTACGACGTGGTGTACGCCAATTCTGCGGATTCGGGGGAGTTGTGGATAGCGACCAATGGCGGGACCTCGGCACAGGCTGATGCGATAGGGATTGTCACGGAGAGTGGAGGGATATCCGACACAGCCACCGGGACGGTAACTCGGTTCGGGCCCATCACGTACGCCTCTTGGTCTTGGACTCCTGGTGCGACCCTGTGGCTCGGGACCGACGGGGCCATGACTGAGACGATGCCGTCCGCTGGTGACTATGCGAAGCCGCTTGGTTATGCTGAAACAGCCACAAAGATATGGTTTGCTCCCCAAAACGGGTGGTTAGTCGGATACGACATCGACCTGACTGAGATACCGGCAGAGAATGACGGGCGGATAACCCTCGTTTCTACGACTCAAATCAAGTGGGATGGGCACCGGATTACGCTATGGGACCCCACCAAAGGCCGCGACGTACAGGTTATCCCATCATCTGTTCCGACTCTGGATTACGACGACACGGATCTGGACAGTAATGCTCTCGTTGCAGCATACCCGTTCGACCTGTTTGCCGAATTCTCGTCAGCGACCGCGTTCACAATTGTTGCTAAAAAGTGGACCAACGCAACCACCAGAGCTGTCACCCCTGCCCTTTGGCATGGACGCTTGAGATACGACAACACGACCGATGCCGGGAAGAAACGGCTGTTTCTGGGGACGGTGTATCTTGATACGGGGCCGATATTTGTTAATTCTAAAAGTCTGCGGTACATATCAAATTTTTACAACACTAAATTGGTAACCATAGGACACGCAACCCCATACAGTTCTAACACCTCTGCGACTGTTGGTGCGTGGATGCCATGGATCGCATCATCTTCTATGGCGTGGGCATCACAATACGTTTTATGTGAACCGAGAAATATTAGACTGGTGTGCAGTGGTCCATATAATACTTCTACCACCGTGGATGCTAGTTGCGGTATTTCTTTGGACTCAGTGTCTACCCCAACAGCGTATGGCACTGGAGTTGCTTATTATGCGACCCCGATTTCAGAATTCAACAGCGAGGTGGCGATAGGCTATCACTATCAAGTCCCGATGGTTTTCGGGTCGGCAGCAGCCACTTGTTACTGGTGGTTGTCCTCCGCCGAAATGAAAGCGTTTTTTGAAGGCGAAATGATGGCTTGAGGCTTAACATAATGGATCACGAGAAAATATATAAAGAATTGTCGTCGGTTGGAATAACGTGTTACCGGATAGAAGTAGACACGCCAGTGACAAACGGTGGCGACATTCTTGTATCGTTGGTTCTGTCTGCCCACGGCAAGACCGCAACCGATCCCGAAGTGATTGCATTACGGGAATATCTCAAAGCTGACTCCAGGTGGGATGCATACGTGGCCTGTAGAAAGGCCGTGATTCAGGCTCAACGAGCGGCAAAATTCCAACAGTTGACCGATGTGCTTGTCATGGACCTTCTGGAGAGTGCCGTCACGAGTGATACCGGCGACGGCTTTCTCTTGAGTGTCCCGAAAGACAAGTGGAACGAGTGGAAAGCGGCAAAGGCCAAGATCAGGGCAGACCTGCCGTATGAGGTGAGTTGATGGCGATCATCACAAATGCAAACATACCCGAGATCGGCATAGGTGGGCCGAGCCCTGCACCTGACTACTGTCCACCGTCCATAATATACAAGGATGCAGACGAGATCTACGTCCCTAAAGGGCGGTATTACAAGGCCGGGTATCGGTTCAACGGGCAATATCAGGACTTGAGCAACCTTTCTGCATATTGGGATGTTGCGGACAGGTTCGCGGTAGATATTGACGCCACCTATTCGGCGGGCTCAACGAGCGGAATGCTCGGGGGTGACGTGGCGTCCTCATGGTATTCCGTGTTTATGGTTGACTCTGACGAACTGCTTCTTCTCCCCTTCATTCGGGTGGACGCAATCTCATATTCTGCACCGAGCACGACGATAAATCCAGCGGCACACGCTGACGGGACCACAGCAGAGAACGGATTCGTAACGGCCAATGACATTTTCAACACCTATCGCCTCGTATTACTCAACGACGATGCCACGGAAAGCGGGAACGTCTACACGATTGCCGACTGCACGACCGGCACGCCTGATACCATTCTGATAACGGGTGACGTGACCGGCGCAATTGCAGCTACCGAATGGTTACAGATGATCCCACCCGACGGGACCGCGTGTCTATACTTGGGATGTATTTATATTAACTCAAGCGGAGATCTTAGGGAATTCAGGAAACGTGAGTGGCGGTATGTTCATCCTGGAGTTATTGCCATAAATGCGAATCTGTCTACCTCTTACGCAAGCACAGAAATGGCCCTTGGGTTTCCACCAACCGCAATGGCCTGTTCGATAGGTTTTCAAGTAAGCAGTGGAGCAAACAATGTTGCCAGCGTAGAGGGAGACATCACTTACGCGGGGACGGACACTGACCATTATAGAGCCTATCGGAATGATGCGACAAGCGACACAATCAGACGAATTCGGGGACAACTAGAGGTTGAAATCACCTTGGTAGGAAAAATTAGAAATCGAGCGGTGACATGGCAAGGTGCCGGAAACATTGCCGCTGATGCTGGTACAATGTATGTTGCTGGATTTAAGGAATAGAGGGTACGATGGATCTTGAAGCGTTGAAAAAAGAAGCCCTGGCCCTCGGTTTGAATTGGCGGGCGATGTTCAACGGAAAGCCGGTCATTGACGGTGATTCCCGACTGCTCGAATACCTCTATACCTGCCACGGGAAGACCGATAAACATCCAGAGATCCAAGAATTACGTCAATACCTGGGGCATACCGATGCGCGATGGATCGCTTATGCAGAGTTGAGAAATCAGGTGGTCAAGCAGCGGAGAGCGCAGAAATACCGAGTGCAGACAGATGGAATTTTGATCGGCGCGATTGCCGACTCGATAGTTTCTTTTGACGGGGAGGGATATCTGCTCCGAATCCCGAAAGGGCCCTTTGACGAATGGCGCGAGGCAAGACGTAGGGTGAAGGAAACGGAACCATACGAGGTAGGCCAGTGAAATATGGCATCTTAGAGCCGAAAAGCATGTGCGAGGCCATGCAGGGAACAATGGCGGACGAAGGAGGATATGACGCATGAGCCCTCCTGGACCAAGTGGCCTGGAAACTAAGGTTGATATGGTTTTAGTAACCCAAGAGGAAATCAAGAGCCAACTGAAGGAGATGCGCGGGCAATGTCGTGTGGATATGAGCACGGTGTATGATCGGATCGGTTATCTTGAAAAACAGGATACCAGACGGACTGCGGTGTGCGAGACTAAGCAGATGTCAACCGGATTATCGGTCGCCATTGTAACGGGTATTTTTATCTTGATTCAGGCGATATTCACGGCATGGCCGCATATAAAGGGGCATTGATGGAGATGGAACCAAGACGAAGAGTTGAGCTTTCTTGGGCGAAAATGGCCGTGGTAACGGTTGCACTATGGTCTGGGATACTGCTTTTTTCCCCTTGGATGGACAGCGCAGATCCGGAGATTTTTTTTCGGATGCTTGCCAACAAGTTGTTGACGCTGACCCTTTTCACCCTTGTTGCTACGGGCTGTCTGCTCTGGATAGATCGGGTTACTCCCGGGGATTGGCTGGAGAAGATACATGAGAATCCGGTGGCTTGCGCCGTTGTGTTCGGCGTTATTCTCTATTGTTTGGCTTGGTGTTTCACATGGGCTTAACCCCATGCTGGAGAAGAGCTATGAACGGGAAATCAGACACATTGTCAAACAGAATCCCCGGTACGTCTGGGGTGGAGCCTCGTCTGAGGATTCCGGGCTGGACTGCTCGGGATTCCTCTTCCTGGCAGCGAAACGGGCGTCTATACCGGGCGTCGGGCGCACGACGGCTTACAATATGGCTCGGGGTCTGTCTGGCTGGATTGGTGTTAATGTCCAGTTGCGCGACGTTGACCCGGCAGATCTCGTATTCTTCACCTTCAAGCCAAAGCCTGGGAAGCAACTTCGACCCGACGGGCACGTGGCAACCATGTTACTCGGGAGTAAGAGCCGATTACCCGAGTTTGCTCACGCGAGCGGGACAAAAGGTGTCGTCAGCGTACCACCGTTTGGTTTCAGAGACATCTCGACTATTCGGCGGCTCACGATAGGGGACAAGAAATGAGATTCAAATGCAAAGGAAAGGGCGGCAAAAGTCGCGGAGGGAAGTAGCATGGAAAATGCAAAGAAATTGTGGTATTCGAAGACTTTTTGGACCAATCTGGTCGCGTTGATCGGCTCCGTAGCGGTCGGCGGAAGTTACCTCACCGATGCTCAGACTGCGGAGCTTTCGGTGGTCATTTTGGCCGTGGTCAACATCGCGCTCCGTATCGTGACGAAAGACGGGGTGTCACTGAGTTAATCATGAGCAATGGGATACCTCTCCAAAGAGATTGTGGCTGCAATGGAGCTTGTCGTCGAAGCGGAAGCACTGGAAGTGCCGATGTGGAGGCACAGCGAGTATGTTGTGGACGGTCTGATGGAGAGGTTCCCGGACCTCGGGTTCATGACTGCGGTTGTGGTTGCGACGGAGATCACGAGGACTCGGCATAGGGGGTTGTGGTAGATGTCAAGCTCATACACCGGAAGGGTCGGGGCTATCGTCAACGCGGTTGCCCGGCAGTTTAACGACACGAACCAAGCCTATGTTACCGATGCCGATTGCCTCGCATGGATTAACGAGGCCCTGTTGGACCTGGCTCGTTTTGGGTATTTTACCAAACTCGGCACGTTCAACGTAACAGCGGCTACCGAAACGTACGTTTTGACCACGGCACTCTCCGACTTCGTGACCCTAAATCAACTGGTGTTGGTGTCGAACAATAGAATCTTGATTCCCGCCGGTTCGTGGGACGACTACCAGGAGAAGAGAAGCGGGGAGCTGACCGGCGATCCGTGGGTTTACTTCGTGTTGGGAACAACGCTGTACGTGTATCCCGTGCCGTCATCCTCTGCGACCGGAGGATTTCAGGCAATGTATGCGTACGCGCCAACAGCCCTCACCGGGTCGTCAACTTCAAGTGGGGATACTCCACCGACCCCTACGGCATGGGATCAGTATTATGTTGACTATTGCCTGTATCGGGCATTTCAACGGAGAGAAGCGGACACGTATTCAAAAAACAGGCAAAAGGCTCCGGAGTATGAAACGAGGGCGATGCGGTGGAGGAATAAGCTTTTGGCCGGACAAAACCAGAAGACGCGTTTCGTTCCGTATCGACCGTAAATATGGGATGCCATGACGAATACAATTCAACTGTACGGATTCCCAAAGGGTGTTATAGGGAAATACTCGAATCACCTGAATTTCCCAATAGATGCCCTTGTCGATGGGAGCAACTTTGAGCTTTCCAACGGTGGCCTTGAATCCCGCAAAGGTTACCTCTTCCACTCCGATCAAACCGCCCCCACCAACAAACTGCCGGTCGGAACCGTAAAGGTCCTCCAACAGGTGCGATTTCCCACCCGCGGGAGCACCTATCTTGTTGCCCAGGTCGTGACCGGATCGACCAACAAGCTCTATTATTGCAAGGCAGACCTGCAAATCGACGGGGATGCAGACTGGACCGAGCTTTACGATCTCGGCACGGGTGCGGGCACTGTGACAATGGCCGTGCTAGGAGATCGGGTAATAATGACTGAGGGCATCAATAAAGCTCCGCTTGTGTGGGGGGGGAGCGTTGAGACGGACGGGAGTGACTGGCAGACCCCAAAAAATGTCATTTTTACGTGGGATGAGGAACACTATCACGACGCAACCGACAACGTGACCGATCCGGATTCCACGACCGTCGAGGCTATCGGCGGCATGGGGGCGGCTGGTGAAGGAGAAGGCGTTTTTCTTGGGTCTATCTTAGTCTGTTGCGATCAGGCTAAGGTAAGTGGTCTTTATATCAACCTTGGGACGGTATCAACAAACGCTTCGCCAGTGTATTCATACTGGAGCGGTTCGGCGTGGACCACGTTGACCGTCACCGACGGGACATCGGGGCTGATACAAGATGGAGTTGTTACATGGACGGAAGTTACTATTTCAAACACGCTAATTGCGGACATCCCAGGGTTTTGGATTAAAATTTCTCCGCACGCGGAAGTCAGCGCAGCGGCCACAATCTCAGAAATTAGGTTTAAGGCTTCATGTCAAGAGCTTGCCAATATTGGAGACGGTCAGCCAGACATTCCGATGGCATGTATGTGGCAAGATGCCAGCGTGGGGGCCGTTCACGAGATCGCAGCCGACCTCTCAGATTACACGTCCGGCACCTATCAGCTTTTAAACGACGGGAATCCGGATACCTCTTTGGCAGAGTCTTTTGCTGAAGGTGATTATTGGTATATTGGCTACCCGACGCTATTCTCTGGAATAGAGATAGAAATCAACGGCATTTATCCGAACGAAGCAACTGAGACGATTGCAGTGGAATATTGGGACGGGGACTCATGGGAGGATCTGTCGAATATTGTTGACACTACAGCGGAGTCTGGAGTTACCTTGAACCATAAAGGGAAGATAAGTTGGTCAATGCCCGCGTCAGGGGCGTGGAAAATGACACGACCTTTGTCGTTCCAATATCCTTTGGGATATTATGTCAGGCTTTCGATCGCGGCGAGTGAGGCTTAAATGGCTCTGTCAGCAACCACGGGTATTTCCGAGGTAAGGGTCTTCCCGGTTTCAGATCCTCTAAGGAAGCACGACCTTGTGATGAATTTCAAGGACCGGCTTGTGATGCTGAACCGCCCTGACGCTCCAGATCGGGTGGACATCTGTCGGCCCCTTGAAGAGTATGGCTGGACGGGCCCGCAATCGTTCGGGGTGCGGGCCGGAGGCAGCGAAAGTTTCGTGGCTGCGTGTGAGGCATTTAATCAGGGTTTCCTGTTCCAGCCGCAAAACGCCTTTATGCTCAACGGGTACGACCCTCAAAGCTTCTCCGTTGAACGGGCAGAGATCGCAGGATACACACCTGCCAACAACCGAGTAATTGTGAAAGCCCCCATTGCGGAAGCAGACTCTAAAAACAAGATGGGAATGTACTATCTTCTTGGAGGCAGTGGGGGGGCCGTTCATTTCACCGGGATACAGGCGTACAATATTGGCCCGCTGTCGTCCTGGTGGGAGGGCACGAACTACCCGTATATCGACATGGATAATCTCCCCTTGACCGGATGCGGGTGCTATTGGCCGGAAAAAAGCTGGATTGTGTGGGCGGTCCCGATGATTACTACCGGGAGTTCTCCACAGACCACGAACAATCGGTTGATTGTGTATGACTTGAACTTGAAGGCGTGGCTACCCCCGTTCAATATTGCACTGGCGAGTATATGCGCGGCATATCAGCGGTCTACGTCCGCGCCGGGCGGGCTCGGCAGGATGCGGTTACTTGGCGGGACATACGACGGGAAGGTGGTTCAGCTCTTTCGCTCAGACGCGACAACAGACGGTGGAACAACCATATCCTCGTCGGCAAAGACGGGGTGGCTGTCCTTCGGGGAGCCTACGGTTCAGAAGAGCCTTCAGCGCGTTTGGCTGTACGGGAAAACTTCCGGGTCTTCGATAACCGTAAAGGTGTATCTTGATGGAGAGGAAACGACCGCTGCTCACACGTTCACGGTGACGGGGCTTTCCGGGATCACGGCGACCGATGTCCTCGGCAGCGACGAGCTTGTTGGGGCAAAGGAACTGCGGGCGAAGTTTTTCAAGTTCGAGATCACAACCTCAGGTACGTCGGTTATTCATGGGCTTGACATCATGGTCGGGGGGATATCTGACAATCAGAGGACATAGTGGGACGTAAATACACAGCTTATCAGCTTTACCAGAACAGCCAGTTCCAACAGGCGAACCGTGCCCGTGTCGAGCCTTACACTCAAAGTGCGTACAAGTGCCCACACAGTCAAAGGGCCCTTATCCAACAATTCGAGAATCTGTCTCAACGAACGCACTATGATGCTGCATATCTCGGATGCTGCGATGAGCCGGTACAGATCTTCGGTATTCAACCGCAATATGCTGACGAGTTGAACCCTCCCAAAGCTAAGGACTGCGGGCAGAAGCCTACGGAACAGCCGTGTTATCAGGCTCGGCTCCAACAGATCGGGACGCTAAAGAAGTGCGGCACAGACGGTGGAGTCTATTCCACAGGCAGAATTTCTATTGAATGCCACCAAGCTTGTCGGGAGTTTTCAAATATTCCAAAAAATGGCGGGACATGGAAAGGGAGACACGGCACGATTACTCTAATAGGGGCAAAGGGTAACACTGCGCTTCTTGAATACCAGCTAAACAAAAGTCTCGGGCAAGAGGTTTACGACTATTGCCTTGACAACATGACCTACACGGAATACTTCTGCAATCAGACGGTGACGTTCGATCTATGGGGAGGGTTGACGACTCCGGAGGGATGTTATTGTGACTGTTGCGGCACAAACGGAGCAATGAGTGAGCCCACTTTAAGCATTACGTCTGAATTCACCCCTGTTGGTCAGACAATATGGGCAAATACCTTTGATTTTGGTGACATTCTAGTAACAGGTCTGTGTAAAGATTACGTGATCGGGGGGACTTTTAAGGGTTACGGATCAGAATGGACCTCGGGCCCAACTTATAATGGAGATCTCAGATCCTTAACCGGACGGATGGAGGGTGCAGGTAGTGCTTATGCGCCGGTGTGTTGCGGAGGGTTGTTTAGCTTAAGGGCCCAAGACAACACATGCAACCATTCCGACTATGGGATATACCACGTGTTCCCCTCAATGCTGGAAGGGAATATGATCCAGATTGATGAAGACCCGACGGGTATTACACTCCCCAACTATTCCGTCGTGCTTTCAGACAACAATATCTACACCTTGACCGCTTGGCCCGCCTGTGCTTACTCAATATCTGCGGCCATGAGCCTCGCAAATAGAAGGTGGTCGGCAGGGCTAAGCTCCGACTATGACTGTTCGGAAACTACCTTCCAAACCACCCAAAAGGGTGACGGTCAAATGTCGGTTGAAATCGAGACTCACATAAAAGACACGGCTATTTGCAAACAATGTTGCGGCAGAGCTAAATTCGAGGCGTATGCGACAGATGGATGCGGGGGGGACACCCCGATAAAAACATATTACATATACGACGACGTTGACCCGACTAACCCGTGGATCGGATGGAAAGTGTGGTGCGTTTGGGACGGGGTAAACTGGAAAGAGTACAAGGACAAGCTATATTGCGACGGGAGCCTTGAAGGATCGCCCTCTGTCCTGTCACCGATGCTCCACGATACCGAGGAGAACTGTATTTTGGGGTTGAACCTTAACGCACCAGGGCTGTGCGGTTCTGGGGGGCTCTCGACATGCTCGGCATGTTGTCATTATGCCTTGAATTCGGCAGGGACATCAGGTAAAGTCGTGTGTGTTGAGAATACCGGGTGCTGTGAATGGGAAGAACCGAACGGGCCCTATCGGACCGGATCTTGGATTTACGGATCTTGGGGGTATTGTTGCTCCCATTTATATCTTCCACCTTCATAGGAGGGATTGTGTCTCAACCGATGAATTTTCACATTGCAACCGATCAGATCTACACGCTGGCAGAGCTGGTAAGAAAATACAACCCCGACGATGCGCGGGTGCTCCGGCAAATGGCCGAGGTCTTCGAGAAATACCCCGACATCCCGAGAATTATTGGGACGTTCGGGGGATTACTTACCGAAGAATTCCCGTGCCCGTATTGCGGGGACGACCCGGAGCAGGCGGGAAAGATGCGCGTGATAAAGTTGCTCTGCTCAACGGGCAGGGATTACGCCGCAGGATACCGCACACAATGGAGGTGCGACAAATGTGGAGAAATGGAAATCAGATGACGGGGCCTCCTCCTGGAATGGGAGGTCAATCCCCTGTTGACTTAAGAGGCTTACCTCCGGAAGTGCTGTATGCGCTGATTGAGATGCTTGCCGGGGGGGTTGCGGCGACTCCTGGTCAGCAATACGAGGAACAGCCGGTGGACCCTTACGGCATGGAGGGGATTCACAGGTGGCTGGAGACGTTACCCCCACCACGGAGGATGCAGGTCCATCCAATGCAGTACCACGAACTGGTAGACTATGGGCAATATAACCCGTGGGGGAACGTGGAACCGGGGAGGTAACATGCCTCTGAACGAGAGAACAAACACCTGGGGAGATGTCCAACCGAGCGAGTATATCGGACCGGCGGAGCCGCAAGGGGGGCACCTCATCGGGGCCCTCGCTTCTCTGCTTGGCTTGGGAGAATGGCAACGCGGCGAGCGTGCTGGAGTGCCTGAGTCAGCGCCCGGGCCCGGGCAAAATGCCATCCCAGACATCCTGAGCTGGCTGGATGCTCCGGCGAAGGCAGCGGCTCCACTTGCAGCCGGGATGGTTAAGTTTGCTAAGAAGGAATATCCGAACGCGTTGCTTCATAGGACTTTTAAAAAACCCGAAGAAATTGACTATATTATGAGCATTTTAGAAGGCAAATTACCAAAAACACAAGTACCTTCAAGTCTCGTGTCTCCGGGATATACCTCTGTCTTTGGTAGCGACACGCCCGGTCACGCTGGTCTGCTGTTTAATGTCAACGACCCTAAGAATATTGTTCACCTGGGGTCTGAAGATCTGTTCAGCAAGAGCGAGACAGCCTGGACTGACAACGCAAAAAGAGCCCTTGACAACGCGTGGAGAAAAGGTAATGAATTGGAATTCGGTTCACAAAAAGCAGATAAATATCGTAATGCAGTTATGAAGTTAGACTTAATGCCTAAAGGGAAAAAATGGACACCACGCAGACCAACAATAGACCCCAACACAGATGATCCTTTGGAGACCCTTATTGGCGAGCAGATTCGTAAGGCCAGAGCCAGCGACCGTGACCCGCTAAGGTTACACCACAACGAGGTGATCTATAACATAGAAGACCCAAATGAGCTTGCCGGAGTTAGGTTGCCGTATGGTGACGCGACCTCGAACCCGGAGTTAATAGGGGCACTTCAAAGGTTGGTGGATAAATATCATCTTCCAATATATGAATTGCCGCAAACCAGGGACAGGGGAGAGCAAATCAAGCGACTTGGCAGCTTCTTTGAGGGCCAGTGGGATACATTCAACGCCCCAGGTGAAACCTGGATAAGGCCGGGGAGGTAATATGCCTCTAAACGAACGGACAAACATATGGGGAGACACGCAACCCACGGAATACATAGGGCCGACGGAGTCTAAGCCTGGTCATATTCTGGGAGCCTTAGCTTCGTTGCTTGGCCTCGGTGAATGGCAACGTGGCGAGCGTGCCGGGGTGTCTGATTATGCTCCGGGTCCTGGTGTGAATGCCCTCCCCGACATCCTGAGTTGGCTGGATGCTCCGGCGAAGGCAGCGGCTCCACTTGCAGCCGGGATGGTTAAGTGGGGTAAATACACACACCCTCAAGATTTCTTAGCGAGAGCCATGGACATTTCAGAACTACTGGCAATCCGGAAGGCAGCAGACTCCGGATTACCCTATCACGCCAGCGGAACGGTCGTTAATCCTGTTCAGCAAGGGGTAACGAACCCGTGGGGGATGCTTTATGATATCGTGGACCAAATGGCAGTCCAACACGCCAGTCCTATTGATGCTGCGGCAGAGTATATAAGATCCCTGTCCGGATCAAAGGTGTTCATGGGAGACAAAAGCGCAAGCCCGTGGCTGGATAACAGACTAAAAGACCTGTATAAATCTCAGGGGAAGCAAGGGGCCACGTATAATGAACTTGTAGCGGACTTGGCACACCCTGCCATAAGACCGGCAGGGGTAATGATTCCGAGGGACCCGGTTGACGACTTCGGACGAGTCCAGACGAACCAATGGATAGAACACGCCAAAGAGCAAGGGCTCCCTGTTTTTTACATGCCACATCGCCTGGACGTTCCAGAAGGGAAGATGTGGGAGTTTCTTCAACAGGACCCGATGCAAGGCACATGGACCCGAGGCGAAGACCAGGGTTTATCAATATTATGGTCCGACCTCTTGGGGAGGTAACATGAGCGAAATCCTTGACGCGCTCGGATGGTTGATGGAAAGACCTCAGCAAGGGCTTTTTCAGGGATCGAAGGCTTACGCTGACAATACTGCGAGGAATTATCAGTACCTCAATAAGGATGTGGGTCTGACCCCGGCTCTTTCCGGTTCTATCGCAGGGACAGCGGCTATCGCTCCGGCCATTTGGTCAGCCGCGAAGGGATTAACTGGAACAGGCAAGCGAGTCGATGGCACCGATCTAACAGATGGGCTAACCGGTAGCCCAGAATGGGACAGAGCTATTGGGAACATGCTCAACGTGATTTCAGATCCGATCACCCCGTTTACTGCTTGGACAAAGCTTGGTGCTGCGGGCAAGACGTTGAATGACCTAGCCGGGACTGCGAAAAGGACATGGCAGAGCATCCAAGGAACCAAAAAGATCAACCCTGAACTGGTAGGGCAGCTTGACCAAAAACTCGGGAACGCTTGGAGTAAGTACGGCCTGGATGTCCCTGCCTCGCCTCGATATGCAGACGAACCTTTGGCGGTGCGAACCGTAGGAAGCCCGGCCGAGCTTGGAACACGAATGGGGTATACCGGGTCCGGCGGGATGCCGCTGAACGCCGACACAACAAGAGGTTTTTCAACGCCGGATATGAACATGGTGGCTTATAAGGCCAGCGCGCAGGATAGTACACTCCCGCACGAACTGAGACATTGGGCGTATAAAACGCTCCCAGAGGCTTTGAAGTCAGCGGCTTCTTCGGTTTACTCCGGATTTGAACAAGCATTCCCTCAATACGCGGCGAGCCTGCGGAAAAACAAGCAGTATGCTAATAAGTCGCCAGTGGGTATCGGAGATGAGATTTTCTCGCGAGAGGCGGATAAGATCCTTGGACGGCAGGACTACGGAGGGAACACCGCATTAAACTACGTTCAGGATCGAGCCATGCGAGCACTACAGCCGGAGATGTTCCGAGACGCCGCTCCATTGGGTGTCTCGAATGTCCCGACAGGTATTAATATTTTGGAAGCCCTGCAAGACTACTTTGCCCAGGGCGAGGAGACGAGACAATGACCTACGCACAGACCGCAAGATATCAACCCGGCTACGGTAACACCCCTATGGGGTATTTTAATACCGCCGAAGGGCAAGCCTGGAAGAACCAAGCAAACCCGTATGCCGGGCAGGTGAGCAACCTTCAAAACGTTTTGGCCGGGTTCAACGCCGGAGATCCGAGCAAATCCACCGGCATCTGGGGCACCTATCAGGGATACAAGGCCCCTGATATTTCAGACCCGAGAACTATAGCCGGGATGGCTGCATACCGAAACATGATGCAAGGCGACATGGCCCGATCGACTGCGGACTACGTGAGGCGAGCCGCAACTGCCGGGGCTCAGAGGGGGGGAATGGCCCTCGGGGGTGTTGCTCCACAAGAAAGCGCACTGCATCTGGCTGCTATCCGAGACATTGCCGGTCAGTCCACGGCTCTTAACCAAGGGGCACTAGATTATCTCACGAATAAGAATAAGTGGGATTACAGTTTGCAGCGGAACACTATGAGCGATTGGCTGGCCGGTCAAAACGCGATTAACTCCGCACTCGGTCAACAAGCTGCGTGGGATACCCAGAAGATGAAGACCCTTTACGGGGCGTGGAACGACACGCCGGGCGCGATCATGCGGGGGGCTACATACAGCGACAGCGCGAACGACCAGGCGCGGCAGATGCAACAGCAACAGGCGCAACAACAACAGGCGGTCAACGCAAATGAGCTCTGGAAAAATGCAACGTACGGCAATGTGGCAAGCGGCGACGCTGCTATGTTGCCTATGTCTAATAAGTATTACAGCTACCTCATGGGCGCACCCACACGAAGGGGGTAGTCAGATGTACGATCCGAATCTCAACGCAACGGTTTACGATCGCTCCGTGGATTACATCGGACCCAAGCGGCAGGCAGCTAACCAGATGCCGATAGCGAGGCGTTCGGGGGTGGGGCAAGGGGTTAACCAGGGTCAGTGGGCAGAGGCGATCATGAGGCTTCTCGCTTCGTCTGGAGGAGGACAGCAGCGGGACCCGATCGCGCAGTATGCTAATGCTTGGGGAAACGCGCAAGGGATCACTCCTGAAAACCAGTGGGACAGCCGGTGGGGACTACAAAACGATCCGTCACTCCTCGGTCAGTGGTCTAG